CTCTTGATAAAGTTTTCAATGTTAGTGCTATCACGACTGTGACAAAGTGCAATAATACTTCTAGTAGTAGATATTCCTAGATCATTGTATACTAGCACTATATGTTTTTTGCTTTGAGTATCTATATTAAACGGATACAATGCTTCAATTTTTTTAACATCCCTAACTAGAGAAGGAATACTTTTGTAAGGCCTATTATCGGTTATGAAGTCACTATAATTAAACATATACTGTATTATTGTTTCTATGTTATTTTCAGGTTCAATCCAACTTATTTTCTTAGGCATCCTACAAACTGATGGTTGTACACTATGTCTACCCTTTATTGATAGATAACTATGTGATAATAATGAGTAAAATAATTCACAATTGGGATCATTATGAGACAACACATGATTTAACCAAGACTTGTCAGTATCAGTCTCCTCTATACTGCATACATCTATATGGAATTTCTTTATAGCATCATACTGCAGCATCAACACCTCTGGATTACTATCCAAATAGCACACCTTATTTGACTTAAACATTGACAACCTCAATATCATACTAGGTCTACTTTGTCTTAGATAGGCTAGAGAGAAGTTTCTTTTGCAATACATGTATTTTAACCACTTTTGCAAATTGGCACCACACCTTGGCTTTATGAAATTGTATGGCAAATGTTCTGAAAAAAACAGATCACCTTCTTCAAATGTAACATTATATAGTTCTCTTAATCTATTAACTAATTTAGAATCATTTTTATATTTATATAACACTGTCTTAAATTTATATTCAGATTCATATGGATTCAAATCATCCAACACCCTATCGGATTTATAACTATATGCTGCTAATTTTTTAACTATGCTACTAACTTCTAAATTTGAGTGATTGCAAAGTCTGTAATTGTTAGTATTCCCTTTACATATCAGATTTAATAAAGGATGTTGATCCTGGAAGCCCATCATTTCTATAGGTGTATTCATTGCAGTTTTGTAGTCACCTTTCCAATGCTTATCTAACCCATAAGCTTGAAAGATATTCATGGTGTGAACTCTTTGCATAAAATAAGCACATGATAATGGAATGCCTACTCGTATGGCTTCTCCAACCCTAGATCCTATAGACAATGCGTCATCCCTATATCCAGAATTTAATGTATTCATACCAACTTCCTTAACTTTTTTAATCCAGGGATAAGTTAATTGGCCATTAAATGATATAAGAGATATAAACTCCATTAACACCTCTTGCACATTTGTTTTTTTAGTGCTATCATTCATCCCATTTAGTTTCATTATTATTTTATGTAATTTACGGAACTTTATAAAATCAGATTGATCTTTAGCAAGCACAATAAGGCAATAGTCATCCGAGTGTTCTAAATGCTTGCAAACTATATCTTTGTTAGGATAAATTTCCTTCCACAGCCTAATAGCTTCATTTGTACTGGCTACTGCCTTAAGCGATGAAAAGTAGTTAAACATCCCTTGTAAAAAATTCTGTGTTGACTTGAGCACACCTTTGTGATCAGATAAATAATCTAACTTACCATCATCTGATAAGAATAGTGTGTTTTCTAAAATACTTTGTGGAATCTGAATCTCTTTATCCTTCCAAAATTTTAGTACCATTAGCATGTATTTCAATATTTCATCTCCTAATAAATCTTCAAAACCTATTAAAAAGTCTCTAAAGCACTCCATAGTTTCAGCTGCAGACCATTTTGTGCAGTCACCGTTTACATAATATATTTTATAACCTTTCCTTTTCCTTATAAGTGTACTATCCAAAAAATTCTGCATAGCTATCATCTTATTTTCTCCTGGAACGCTTATCATTTCATTTTGAACATGGTTGCATATCATTTTTGACACATTCTCAAACACTCTTAACATAGACTTTGCTCCTAAATTAAGAACATAAAATTCACGTTTCCCTCCATATTGAGCCTTTATACAGATATCTGTTAGTACTTTACCATTATTTTCTAACATATTCCACAATCCTAGTTCAAACGTGGTTTGAATATTAGGCTGCCTTATAAGCATGTCTAGCATAGCATCATGAACCTTTACCCGGGCTGTAGTATTCCTCACAGTTTTCGCACTTCGTACTAATCTTGTTGACTTGGCATCCCATGCTTTATTTGTAGGTACAAAATAAGTAGAGGTTGTAAAATTTCTGATAGCTAATTTCTTTCTACTACTGAATGCCCTATTCACAAGTGTTCTTTCATACTCTGGTATACAACTTTTGGTGCTCGTTATGGACCCAACTGGTTCTATAAACTGCTTGTAGATTTTTGATCTTAATTTGTCTGACTGAACCATAGCACACATATTCCTTGACGTTCTGATACAACATTCTCTCCAATACCACACTTGTTTCCT